TAAAAAACTAGGATTAACTAATGAGCAATATGCAATTGCAATGAAGAAACTGGAGGCATAAGAAATGACCGATACAAGAATCACTCGTAATGTAGATACTCGTGCAGTAACTGAACGTCCTAAACAGTGGCAACAACCAGAGTTGTTACCTGAACCAGAGAAGCAAGAAGGTTATGCTTATCGCTGGATTCGAGTAGCGACACTAAACGCTGCGGACCCACGTAACTTGTCTGCCAAACTCAGAGAAGGTTGGGAAGCGGTAAAGGTTGAAGAACAACCACAGTTAGCAATACTGGTCGACCCAGATAGTCGTTATAAAGACAATATCGAAATCGGCGGATTATTACTATGTAAGACTCCTACAGAGTTTGTAGCGCAACGAAATGCACATTTCGACAACCTATCAAAATCTCAAACTGAGTCTGTAGATAATAACATTATGCGTCAAAGCGATGCCCGTATGCCTATGTTCTCTGAGCGTAAGTCTACAACATCATTTGGCAAAGGCAATTAAATTTAAATTAGGAGTATTTTATGGCTTATCCTACAATTTCAGCCGCTTATGGCTTTAAGCCTGTAAATCTTATCGGTGGTCAAGTATATGCAGGTTCAACACGTAACCTACCTATCGCTTACAACTACGGTACAGCTATTTACTATGGCGCACCTGTTACATTGTCTTCTGGCACTGTAGTAGCAGCAACACTTCCAGTTAACTCAACTAATACTATTATTGGTTATTTTGCTGGTTGTTATTACACTAACCCAACTACTAAACAGCGTTTATACGCACAATACTACCCAGGTAATGTAACTGCTGGTGATATTACTGCAATCGTTGTGGATGACCCAGATGTTGTATTACAAGTTGTTGCTACTGCTTCAGCTTCTTCAACTGTTGTTGCATCATTCTCACAATTGTTAGTTGGTGGTAACGTAGTATGTGGTACACAGACAGGTTCAGCTTCAAATGGTGATGCTTCAACTGGTGTTGTTGCTGCTGCCGCTGCCGCTGCTACTACTGCTGGGTTCCGTGTGTTGCAATTAGTTCCAGACTCACAAATCTCAACAGGTGGTACATATGTGTCAGGTACAGGTACAACTTCATTGGTTGTTTCTGGTCTACCAGTAGGTACATACTTACCAATCGGTACTGATGTATACAACGTAATTAACGGTCAATTGCAATTTACAGGCTCTAGCTTGACAGCTGCATCAACTGTTACTACAACAGGTAGTACTACATTAACTGTAACAGCATCAACAGCTACAGTTTCTGGCACGGTTGCTTTGGTTCAAACACCAGAAGCATTGGTAAAAACGAACTTTGGCGTTCATCGCTATAACTTGGCTTAAGGAGTAATATAATATGGCTATTTCACGCGCACAATTACTGAAAGAGTTGCTCCCAGGCTTGAACGCTTTGTTCGGTTTGGAGTATGCACGATACGGTGAAGAACATACTGAAATCTACGATACAGAGACTTCAGAACGTTCCTTCGAAGAAGAAACAAAATTGTCTGGCTTCTCAGCAGCACCTGTTAAAAACGAAGGCCAAGCCATCGCTTATGACAATGCTCAAGAAGCATGGACAGCTCGCTACAACCACGAAACAATTGCTTACGGCTTCAGCTTAACTGAAGAAGCTGTTGAAGATAACTTGTATGATTCATTATCAGCTCGTTATACTAAAGCATTGGCTCGCGCTATGGCGTACACAAAACAAGTTAAAGCAGCTGCTGTATTGAATAACGGCTTCAACGGTGCCTATGTTGGCGGCGATGGTGTTTCACTATTCTCTACTGCTCATACACTTGTTAACGGTGGCACTAATAGCAACACACCAACAGTTGCAGCTGACTTGAACGAAACTTCATTGGAAAATGCAGTTATTCAAATCGCAGCTTGGACTGATGAACGTGGTCTATTGATTGCAGCTAAACCTAAGAAACTTATCGTTCCACCAGCATTGCAATTCGTTGCAACACGTTTGTTGGAAACTAAGCTTCGTGTGGGTACTACAGACAATGATATCAACGCGATTGAAAACAACGGTTCAATTCCAGAAGGTTACACAATTAACCACTTCTTGACCGACAACAACGCTTGGTTCTTGACTACAGATGTACCAAACGGTATGAAACACTTTGTACGTACTCCGTTGCAAAACAGTATGGACGGTGATTTTGATACAGGTAACGTTCGTTATAAAGCTCGTGAGCGTTATAGCTTCGGTTATTCAGACCCGTTAGGTATGTACGGCTCTCCTGGTGCTTAATAAGCATTAGGTAATAAGGGGGCCACTTTATGTGGCCCTTTTTGTTTTCTCAGTGTAGGCTAGTTTGGTTAAGTCACTCGGTTTGGAACCGAGATATCGTTGGTTCAAATCCAGCCACTGAGACCACTACGGAAGGTTATGTGACCTGGGATGTCACCTCTGCTTTGAATACAGATGGAGCCGAAAGGCCAGGAGTTCGATTCTGCCATCCTTCCGCCAAATTCATGATTTTACGTATGGTGTAGTTTATAAATAGGCGTATAAATACACTTATGGTGTACATCCAGTACACTAATTAAACCAGGAGAATTACTATGTGGACTAAACCAGCTGCTACTGAAATGCGTTTTGGCTTTGAAGTTACTATGTACGTAATGAACAAGTAATAGTATAATTTGTTTGGGCTGGGGGTTCCTCGCCGAACATGGCCTCTCTCGTCAATGGACTGCTAGTATAGAGACAAACGCTGAGAGGTTTTTTTAGGGTGGTTAAGCCGACACTAGAGGATGTAGTAAGTAACGAGTTTTTCGGCTTTCTGCGTTACATGTACCAACTACCAAATCTACGCCCTTTCTTCCCAGTGATGCTTTCTATGGCAATTACTGCACAACACAATACATTTATTCATTATTTCTTCAATAGCAAAACTAATCCTACCTGCACGAACTAAGTCGTTTATTTTAGCGTTATCGGGGTGTGGGGTATGATGGTGAAAATCTAATGTGGCTGGATGGGATTCGCCGCATTTACTGCATGACAGTCGGGATTTAAACTCGGCAAACTGCGCTCGTTGTCGTTGCCTACTTTTTTTAGCTCTATTAATACTTGGCTTAGGGTTAGCTTTATACCGCTCCCTTGCATAAGCACGTTTCTTTTCAGGGTCTTTATACGGCATTCTTTCTCCATTAACTACTTGCGTAATAACAAAAAATCAAGTATAAAACAACTATCTGGGAATACATATTCTTACCAGCTGCCCCAGCAGACGATGCAAAGATGGTAAGAAGAACTTTTTGCATAAAGGAAATTAAAATGGCTCTAGCTACACATTTAGGCTCATGGTTATTGGGCACTGTTAAGAATACCACAGGCACTACTGCTGGCACAATCCGTAACGTAGGTTTTACACAATCAGCACAAAACGCAGTCGTTGCATATAACGACACAGCTGCTACTCGTGCATTTGCTTTACCAGCTGGCTCAATTATTTTTGGTATTGATTTATATCAAACAACAACATTTACATCAGGTACTTCAGGTACATTTACTGTTCTAATTAACGGTACAGCTTCAGCAGCAGCTACGATTACTACAGGTACCGCAGGTGTCTTAGAATTAGTCCCAGCTTCTGACGCAGCTACAGCAGTGTGGGCTAACGTTGGTACATCAGATGCTATCGTTACATACACAGGTGCTACATTAAGCGCAGGTGCAGGTGTACTAGTAATTAAATACGGTGTACGTCAATCAGATGGTACATACGTTCCTACATCATTCACTGCTTAATTAATCTAGGGGCTTCGGCCCCGCTTTAAAATCTAAGGAGATTAATTATGGCAATGCAATATGATGTAAAAAGTGCCCATACTGGCGGAACACAAACAAACCAAGCACTAATTTCAGGACGAGTACGTATTAAATCCGTTGTTATTACTGGCGGTGCTGGTGCAGGAATGGCTAAGTTTTTAGATGCTTCAGGCGGTACTGTATTATTAGAACTTGATACAGGTGCAAACTCTAATATGACTAACGTAATCTTACCAGGTGAAGGTATTTTATTTCCTGATGGTGTATGGTACACATCTGCTTCTGTAGCACCTACAGGCATTACAGTAATTTACGGGTAATATCATGATTAGACAGATACAAGAATATTTAGATAATATCAATGAGCATACAAAGCATGTTTTTGATTGGACTTCGATTGGAATTGCTTTGGGTACATTAATTAAAATTTTACCATCTATCGCAGCTGCGTTATCTATTGTATGGTCTATTATCCGTATATACGAGACTAAGACTGTACAAAGCTGGCTTAAGAGGAAATAACAGATGCCTAGTAAATCTAAACCACAAGCAAAGCTAATGGCAGCGGCGGCGCATAACCCTAAATTTGCTAAAAAGGTAGGTATTCCTACTAAAGTAGCAAAAGAGTTTAACCAAGCTGATAAAGGTAAAGCGTTCAAAAAAGGCGGTGTATCATTAGCCGTTGGACGTGGTGAGAAACTATCTACTGATAAAGGTGCTGGGTTAACAGCTAAAGGTCGTGCTAAGTATAATGCGGCTACAGGCTCTAATCTAAAAGCTCCTCAACCAGAAGGTGGCCCTCGTAAAAAATCATTCTGTGCGCGTATGTCAGGTATGCCAGGTCCTATGAAAGATGAGAACGGTAAACCAACCCGCAAAGCAGCTTCACTAAAACGATGGAAGTGCTAATAAAGGAACTATCATGAAACACGAAGATATTAAGATGGACAAAAAGATGGCTAAAAAAGCCATTGGTATGCACGATAAACAAATGCACGGCGGTAAGAAAACTGACCTATCAGCGCTTAAAAAAGGTGGTAAGGTTAAACGGTATGAAGAAGGCGGTAAAACAGTTGCCATGGGCAGCCAAGAAGACCGTAAACAAAGCGCTATGACAAACAAAGGTTACGAGGATACAGCCAAACGCGAAACAGCAAAGAATGAAGCTGATGCTAAAGCAGTACGCGATACAATGATGTATATCCCTCGCAAAATCAAACAGGCCTTGACACCTGACAGTAAGAAAAAAGGTGGCTCTGTTAAAGCTAAATGTATGGCTCGTGGCGGTGGCTGCGAAGTTCGCGGTAAAACTAAAGGAAGGATGATTTAATCATGGGGTTAAAAATTGGAGCACTAAATGACCTAGTTGGTAAAGGCATGACAGGAATTGAAGGTCTACATGACAAAACAATCGTTGCTAAAATGTTAGGCATGAAAAAAGGTGGTAAAGTTAAGAAGATGGCTAAAGGTGGTTCAGCTTCATCTCGTGGTGATGGTTGCTGTGTTAAAGGTAAAACTCGTGGAAGGATGATTTAATCATGACTCAAGACAACGTAGAAAAAGCTCCAGCTAAGGCTTCGGTTAAAACAGTGAAAGCTGTTAAACCTGCCAAGGTTGGCGGTGCTAAATCCAGCGGCGTTAAAGTTAGCGGGCCTAAGTAATGAGAGCATCACGGGGTATGGGGGCAATTGCCCCTAGTAAGATGCCGAAAGGTAAAACTATTGTCCGTAAAGACAAACCTCAATTTGTGAAAGAATACAAAAAAGGCGGGCAGATAAAAATGCTAGCCGAGGGCGGCAAAGTTAACTCTGCTGGTAACTACACAAAGCCTGAACTACGCAAACGTATTGTGTCTCAGGTTAAAGCAGCGGCAACCCACGGCACAGGTGCTGGACAATGGTCAGCTCGTAAAGCCCAGTTAGTAGCTAAGAAATATAAAGATGCAGGTGGCGGGTATAAATGAGTGCATTAGCTAAAAGTCAGAAGTCTTTAAAAGCTTGGGGTGACCAGAAATGGCGCACTAAATCAGGCAAGAAGTCATCTGAAACAGGTGAACGATACCTACCTGAAAAAGCTATAAAAGCATTATCCCCTGCTGAGTATGCAGCTACAACCAAGGCTAAACGTGCTGGTAAGGCGGCGGGTAAACAATTTGTAGCCCAGCCTGATAAGATTAAAAGCAAGGTTAAACCTTACAGGAAAGTTAAATAATGACAACTACAGGTACCACCTCATTTAATTTAGATTTAAACGACCTCATTGAAGAGGCTTTTGAGCGTTGTGGTTCAGAACTTCGTACTGGTTACGACTTTCGTACAGCTCGCCGTAGTTTAAACTTACTTACTATTGAGTGGGCTAACCGCGGTATTAACTTGTGGACAATTGAACAGGGTGAAATCCCTATGGTAACAGGTCAAGCGGTTTACGACCTGCCAGTGAATACAATTGATTTGTTAGACCAAGTTATTCGTACAGGTTCAGGTGCAGCTAACCAAACCGACATTAACATCAACCGAATTTCAGAATCAACATATTCAACTATCCCAAACAAATTAGCTACAGGTCGTCCTATTCAAGTATGGGTTAACCGCCAATCAGGAGCAACTACACCAGATGGTATCCAATTTCCTCAAGTTAATGTCTGGCCCACTCCGAATAATCCTGGCAGTCAGTACACTCTTGTTTATTGGCGTTTGCGTCGTATCAATGATGCTGGTGACGGTGTTAATACACAGGATATTCCGTTTCGTTTCTTAAACTGTTTAGTAGCTGGATTAGCATATTACTTATCTATGAAAATCCAAGGTGTACCGCCTGACCGCATTATGGGTTTAAAAGCTGACTATGAACAACAGTTTCAACTAGCAGCAGATGAAGATAGAGAGAAGGCAAGTATTCGTTTCGTACCTAGAAACATGTCTTATACGAGGTAAGAAATGCCAACCAAGTATGCTAGTGGTAAACACGCGATTGCAGAGTGCGATAGATGCGGTGAACGATACAAATTAAAAGAACTAAAAAAGCTTGTTATTAAAACCCAACAAGTGAACATATTAGTTTGCCCAGAATGCTGGGACCCAGACCAACCACAACTTCATTTGGGTATGTACCCAGTAAATGACCCTCAGGCTATTAGAGAGCCTCGCCCTGATACTAGCTATATTGTTTCAGGGTTAAATGCAGATGGTAATCCAAGTGATGGTAGTCGTATATTTCAGTGGGGTTGGAATCCTGTAGGAGGGGCAAGTATCTATGATACACCGCTTACCCCAAATGACTTGATTGCAGTAGGTAATGTAGGTACAGTAACGGTAACAACTTAAAGGAGCAGTAAAATGGCTTATAAATCAGGCGCCGATGGCGTAACTAAAAAAGGTAAGACAAAAGGTAAGAACCTAGGTGATTCAGGTCCTTCAGTAGGTAAACAATCAGGTGGTAAGGGCTCAAAAGGCGTAGCTTCAGAAGCAATGAAGTCAGTTGGTCGCAATTTAGCTCGTGTTAAAAATCAAGGATAAATTATGGCTAACCAAGATAATCGTAATGTAGACCCTAATACCCGCGCTGCTAAAGATGTAAATCCAAGCACACAAGCTATGAGCGTAAGTATTGGTGGTAAAACAGAGAATGTTAAATCTGAAGGTGTTGTTACTCGTGGTAACGGCGCAGCTACTAAAGGCACTAAAGCTAGAGGTCCAATGGCGTAATGAACTATATTGAATTAAGTCAGGCAATCCAAGCATACTCTGAAAATACAGAGTCATTGTTTGTTGAGAACATTCCTCGGTTTATTATGGAGGCTGAGTCACGTATATACAACTCCGTGCAGTTACCGTCATTACGTAAGAACGTAACAGGTAATATTTCATCTGGGGTTAAGTATTTGGCACTGCCTGATGATTGGCTGTCGACTTATTCAATTGCTGTCATTTCTAGTGGTGGCTCCTATTCATACCTGTTAAACAAAGACGTAAACTTTATTCGTGAAGCTTACCCTAACCCTAACTCACTAGGACAACCTAAGTACTATGCAATCTTTGGTTCAAGAACAGATAATGCAAATGAGCTAACTGCCATTATAGGACCTACTCCAGATGCGGCATATAACGTAGAGTTACATTATTTTTACTACCCTGTATCAATAGTTCAAAGCTCAGTAGTTAGTTTAGGTACTATTACTCCTGGAATTAACTATACAAATGGTGTTTACTTTAATGTTCCATTAACTGGTGGGTCTGGTGAATATTTACGAGCTACTGTTGTGGTAAATGAAAACACTGTAGTTGACGTTACTATTACTAACGGTGGGTCATTGTATACAGAAGGTGATGTACTAACCGCAGACAGTGCATATATTGGTGGTTCAGGTACAGGGTTTTCAACTACTGTGGCTAGTGTAAGTAACTCAGCAGGTACTAGTTGGTTGGGTGATAACTACGACCCTGTATTGTTCTATGGTGCTATGAGAGAAGCTATGCTCTTTATGAAGGGTGAGCAAGATTTAGTAGGCTACTATGAACAGAAGTATCAAGAGGCTTTATCACAACTTAAACGTCTTGGTGATGGCTTAGAACGCGGTGACGCATACCGTGATGGTCAAACTAAATTAAAAGTAAATTCATAGGAGTAACAAATGGCAATCTCACAAGCAATGTGCACAAGTTTTAAAGTTCAGCTTTTAAGCGGCGCACAAAATTTTAATACGGGTACAACAAAGGTTTATAAAATTGCGTTGTATACAAGTTCAGCTACATTAAGTGCAGCTACTACTACATATTCAGGTTCAACCTCAGGTGAAGTAGCTAACGGTGGTGGATATACAACAGGTGGTAAAACATTAGTCGTATCTCAGATTCCTACAGATGGTGGCTCAGGTACAACAGCGTTTATTGACTTTGATGACGTGACTTGGACTGCGGCTACTATTACAGCGGCTGGTGCTTTGATTTATAACTCTACTGATGACACAGCAGTTGCTGTTTTAGACTTTGGTAGTGACAAGACAAGTACAAATGGTAACTTCACAATTAGCTTCCCAGCATCAACAAACACAACAGCTATTATTAGAATTGCGTAATTATAAGGGGTTAGTATGCCATTAGTATTAAAGGACCGTGTCCGAGAGACAAGTACAACTACAGGTACAGGCACACTTACGCTTAATGGTGCAGTTGTCGGCTTTCAGACCTTCTCAAGTGCTATTGGTAATACTAACACTACTTACTATGCGATTTCTAACAATGGTACTAGTGAGTGGGAAGTTGGCCTTGGTACCGTTAGTGCTGGAGCCTTAGCACGGAACACTGTATACGCATCATCAAATGCTGGCTCACTAGTTAATTTCTCTGCTGGTGCTAAAGATGTGTTTTGTAATTACCCCGCGGATAGGTCTGTAGAGCTAGATGCAAGTGGTGTGTTAACTGGAGTACCTATTACGGTATCCGATGCTGGGTTCACAATACAAGATAACGTTGACCCTACAAAACAAGCGCAGTTTCAACTGTCTGGCATTGCTACAGCTACAACTAGAACATACACGTTAATCAATGCCGACGGGACAATCCCAGTCCTATCTAGTAGCAATACTTGGACAGGCACAAACACTTTTACAGGAAGTACAGTTTCTGTAGGTCAAGCCGTTGGCACTGCAACATACAGTTTTGGTACAGGTGCAACTCAATCAGGACTAACAAAAACTATCACCTTAGGTGGTAGTGGTGTATCTGGGTCTACTACTAATATTACTATTGGTTCTGCTGTAAGTGGGGCTACTACTAACGTCACTACATACGGCACTTGGACAGCTAACGCTAACCAGATTATTTCTGTTACAGATAATACCAATGCTGCACTTCGTATTACTCAGCTTGGTACAGGTAATGCAATATTAGTAGAAGACACTACAAACCCTGATTCAACACCTTTTGTAGTTGATGCTAATGGTAACGTGGGGGTAGGTACATTAACCCCAACATCAAAACTAACGGTTTACGACAATACAACTTCAGCAATCGTAGCTACTATTGGTGATGGTTTTGGTGCTAACTTTAGAGCAAGTAGATATTCTACTGATAGTGCTGGACCAGCTAACGGATTCTTTAAATACAGAGGAAGCTTTGCATTGCCAACAGCTGTAGCTTCAGGCGATAGTATGGGGGCAATTAATTTCAACGCGTATGGTGGCACTAACACTAGAACTATAGCATCTATAGCTGGTGTAGTTGGTACATATACGTCTGATACCGATATTAGTTCAATATTAACTTTTTCTACAGCGCCAACAGGTGGCACAACGCTTACAGAACGCTTACGTATTACTTCTGCTGGCGGTATTTCGTTCGGCTCGTCTGGAACAGCTTATGGTACATCAGGGCAAATACTTCAGTCTAATGGCGATGCAGCTCCTACATGGATAGTTAATGAGAGCATGACTCTACTAGGTACCCTTACAACTACAAGTGGTACTACACAAACATTAAGCGGGCTTACTTTAACAAACTACAAAGAAATTAAAGTTGTCGTAAATAACGTTAGCGCTACAGCAGATGCTAACCTGAGAATAAACACCCTTCAAATTGCGGCGAGTACAGGCGGTTCGGGTAACTCTATTTGGGGGCATACTACTGTCTCATTAGTTGATTCTGTATTCTCTTCCTTACTTTTCACTGCAAATACTACTTCTGGTACAGTCCGTGCAAATAGTTCAATAAGTGTAGCAGGTAAAATAAGTTTGACTACTGCATCTACATCTATAGAGTTTTCTTGGAATACAGGTAACTTTGATGCAGGTTCAATATTAGTTTATGGAGTTAAGTAATGGATTATACCCACGTTATTACTGATGCAGTTACAGGCGAAGTAACAATCATTCCTTTTACGCAAGAAGAAATCGATGCTTATGAAGCAGCACAAGTAGAAGTAGTTGTTGACCCTGTAGAAAAACTTAGGAGCTTCTTAGAGCAAAATCCAGATGTAGCAAGTCTTTTAGGATAATAAATGTTTGGGTTTCAACCATTTTCTACAGCTCCGTTTTCCACGGTTGAAACCGCTGCTGATGTTGAAGTATTTGTTACTGGGGTTAGTGCTACTGGTCAGTTAGGCACGTCGGTTGTAAATGCCGATGCTAATTTAAGTGTTACTGGAGTTAGTGCAACAGGTCAGTTAGGTACTGTAACCGCTCAAGCTAGTGCAGTCGTGCTTCTTACTGGAGTTAGTGCTACTGGTCAGTTAGGCACTGCAAGTATTTCAGGTACAGCACTTGTTAACCTTACTGGGGTCAGTGCTACTGGGCAGTTAGGTACTGTTGATGCTCAGGCAAGTGCACAAGTATTTGTTACTGGGGTTAGTGCAACAGGACAATTAGGCACTGCTACAGTATCAGGTGAGGCAAACGTTACTCTGACAGGCGTTAGTGCTACTGCGGTACTAGGTGTAATTGATGTCATTACATCACAGATTGTAGATGTCACAGGTGTATTCGGAACAGGCGTACTAGGTTCGGTTGATATTAAAATCCCAGTAGTAGTAAATGTCACTGGGGTTCAAGGTTTATGTATAATTGGAACCATACTAATATGGGGTCAGGTAGATGACAACCAAACACCTAACTGGAATGGGATTGACGATGCTACCTCACCAACATGGAATATGATTAGTGATGCTCAAAACCCAGACTGGACTGCTGTAGATGATACCAGTTCGGCAACATGGAATATAGTTAATAACGGCAACACAGTAAATTGGGTTAAAATACCTACATAAGGAAATAAAATGCAGATTGTTAAACAAGCAGAAGATTTAGATAACGGTGTTACCGAAGTAGCACATAAAATTGAGGTTGTATGCCCTGAGTGTAGTCGTGATGTAGATGAAGCCGAACTAGCTGCTAAAACATGCAGTGATTGTGGCGCGGATTTATCAGAACCTACTCAGAGTGTTCAACTACATGTAACATCAGTGCCGATTTTTGCGGTAACTTTTTAAAGGAATTATTATGTCTAGCACGTATTCAACCAGCTTAGGTCTTGAGTTAATCGGTAGTGGCGAACAGTCAGGTACTTGGGGTATTACTACAAACACTAACTTAGGTACGCTTGTTGAGCAGGCCATTACAGGGGTTCAGTCAATTACAATGTCTGCCGCTGACTATACACTTACCTCAAACCAAGGTGTACTTAACGAAGCCCGAAATGCAGTTATTGTTGTAGGTGGTAGCCCAGGCACGGGTAAAAACGTAATCATTCCTAGTGTTGAAAAAGTATATATTATTACCAACAGTACCTCAGGTGGTAACGCTATTGGTGTTAAAACGGCAAGCGGGTCTACTACCACAGTGCCTAATGGTGCATCGCTTTTAATCTACTGCAATGGAACAAATACAGCATCAGTAGCCCCAACAACTGCGGGTACAGCATCACCAACTGCGTTTACTGGATACATATCAAGTACAACATTAACAGTTACTTCTGTTATTCAGGGTGCTGTTGCTATCGGTCAAACATTATATGTACCGCTTGGAGTGTCTGGGTTTAATTTAGAGTCAACCATTACAGCAGGTTCTGGTTCTTCATGGACAGTAAGTAGTTCACAAACAGTAGGTTCAGTTACTAACCCAGTAACATTTGTTGCCTTATCAACCCCTACACAGATTGCTACGTTAGACTTTGTACAAAATAAAACATACTCAGCTATATTAAATGGTATCCCAACTGCACCAACTGCAACTTCATCATTCGGTCAGGGCTTTATTACAGGTACAACGCTAGTAGTTACTTCAGCTCCTATTGGTGGGTTTAGTACTAACCAATATGTATTTGGTAGGGGTGTTGCAGCTAATACACAAATCACTGCGCTTGGTGCAGGTTCTTCAAGCAGTGCTAGTATCACTGGGTATTTATCAGGGTTTAACTTAACTGTATCCTCAGTAGTATCAGGCTCCGTTGCTACTGGACAATATCTTACAGGCCCTGGCATTACATTTGGAACACGAATTACTGGCGGTTCTGGAAGTACTTGGACTGTTGATACATCACAAACAGTTGGCTCTGTTACAAATCCTATAGCAATTAACGGTTGGGGTGCTGGCTCTACAGGTACTGGATACTATACTGTTTCAGGCGTAAGTCAGACAGTTGCAAACACATCAATTATTATTACACCTCAGTTAAACCAATTAGTTAATACTTCGTTTGCAGGTAGTTTCACAAACATTCTAGGAACTATGGCATCGCAGGCTTCTGATGCAGTTAACATTACAGGTGGAACAATAACAGGCATTACAGACATAGCTGTAACTGACGGGGGTACTGGTAGTTCATCACTAACTCAGAATGCGTTAGTAGTAGGTAATGGAACAAGTGCTGTATCTTCAGTTCGCCCAAGCACTAACGGAAATGTACTGACTTCAAAAGCAGGTGCTACAGTAGGTATTGCTAGTTTAGTTGAAGGTACACAGTACACAATTCTTGAAGCAGGTACAGGTGCTAACTGGACATCTATCGGTGCGGCATCAAGTGCCGTAGGTACTGTGTTTGTTAAAAACTCTACCGCAGGAACTGCTGGTTCAGGCGCAGCCCCTACTGCTACAACTAATACATGGTCTAGTGAAGTTCCATCACAAACAAGTCTTGGTGTAGGGCAAACATGGCAGAACGTACTTTCAAGTAGACTAACAACGACTGTATCTGCTGGCTCTTTTGTAGTGTCATCTATCTACACAATTATCAGTTTAGGTACTACTACAAATGCACAATGGAATACCATTGCAGGAACTACTGGGGTTACTTACTCTGTAGGAAGTGTGTTTACTTGTGCTAATGCTGGTACTGGGTTAGGAAACGGAACAGCAGCAACCTCATACACAAACACTACTGGTAAACCTATTATGCTTAGCGCTTGGACATCATTTAGTTCAAATGACGATATAGTATCGTTAACAATAGGCTCAGTAGTAATTGCTTCTATTAGAATTGGTAGTGCAGTTAATAGTGTAGTAAATGTCCAAGGAATAGTTCCAAATAATACAACATACTACATATCATCAAACTCAAGAAGTATTAGTGGTTGGGCTGAGTTAAGATAGGAACAGTTATGATAAATTCAAGAAACTTAAATGACTTACATCCGAAAGTGAAGGTGCTATGTGAAAAATTTATTAGCGAATGTAAAAAACAAAATATTGACGTTCTCATTACCAGCACGTATCGAGACGCAGCTAGCCAAAATGCACTATATGCTCAAGGACGCACTGCGCCAGGCAAGATTGTTACTAACGCCAGAGCGGGTCAGTCTTTTCATAATTGGCGTGTCGCTTTTGATTTCGTTCCTATTGTTAGTGGCAAAGCCCAGTGGAATGATTTAACCACATTTAATAAGTGCGGTGAGATTGCTGAGTCTGTAGGACTTGAGTGGGCTGGTCGATGGAAGAAGTTTAAGGAATTAGCTCATTGCCAATATACTGGTGGTCTACGTTTAGCTGACTTTCAAGCAGGTAAAACACTATGAGAAAACCTTGGTATAAAAGTAAAGTACTATGGTTTAATGCAGCTAGTGCGGCTTTAGTTGCTGTTGAGGCGAGCATTCATGTAATGCAAGATGTATTAGGACCTTCGTTTTATTTAGTAATGGTAGCAGTTATTGCAGCAGGTAACGTAGTATTAAGAACTATGACATCACAAGGAATTCGTAGATGATTTCAACTCAGTTAAAAATAGGTGCCGCTGTGTTAGTTATAGTAGGTTCGTTTGTTGCTGGGTGGCAAGTTAAAGGTGCATTTATTGCCAAACGTGACTTAGCTATAGTAGAAGCAAAAAATGAGTTTATTAAGGTGTACCAACAAGGTGAAGCGCATACTGCTGGTGTAGTAGAAACAAAGTTACAGGAGTTAAAATCAAATGAAAAAATTATCGAACGTGAACGGATTAAAATTGTTGAGCGTCCTGTATATAGCAATGAGTGCCTTGATGATGACGGGTTGCTCCTTATTGAACGTGCAAGAACAGGTAAAACCAATACAGGCAAACCTATTAACTAAATGCCCTCTACTAAGTAAGCACGAAGGCACAAATGGAACAGCAGTACTTTTAACACTAACATCATGGGCCTCAGAGTATAATGAGTGCGCCGCTCGACATAATGGGTTGGTAGATGTTGTAAACCAGACTGAGAAATAATATGCCATTAAAGAAACTACAATTTAGAGCAGGGATAAACCGAGAAGGTACTGACTATGCCAATGAGGGCGGTTGGTATGACGGCGATAAGATTCGCTTTCGTTCTGGGTTTCCTGAAAAGATTGGTGGATGGACTCAATATGCTCAGTATCAATTTATTGGCACTGCTCGGTCTTTATGGAACTGGTTTAATATATCAGGCGATAATTATTTAGGTATAGGTACTACTGACAAGTACTATATTTCAAACTCTGTGGGTGGTGTGTACTACGACATCACTCCTGAATACCATTCATCAACCCCACTGACAGACGCATTTAGTTTGACAGCAGGCTCAGCAGTTATTACAGTTACCGATGCGTTATACACCGATGCTTCTATTGGTGATTACCTTACTATCTCAGGCGCTACTTCAACAGATGCTAATATTACAGCGGCAATCTTAAATAAAGAATATGTAGTCACAAGCATTACAGGCGGTACTGTATATACAATTGTAGCTTATTCATCTAAGGTAAGTGCAGGTAGCTTTGTTATTGGCACTGAGTACTCTATTCAGTATGCTGGTAATACTGACTTTACTTTAATTGGGGCAGCTAACAACAACGTTGGTACTATATTTACAGCGACTGGTGCAGGTAGTGGTACTGGTATGGCTGGTGTTATTGTTAAAGCCGCTACTACAGACACTACTATTGGTGGCTCATCAATAACAATAAAATACCAATACCCAGTTGGTCAAAATACATTTACTGGTGCTAACGGTTGGGGTGCGGGTCCATGGCCTACATACAATCTAACTACCTTAACTAATCCATTTACTGCTTCTGGTTCAGGGGTATCAACAGTTACTGTTACTCAAACAGCGCATGGGTTATTAACAGGTGATTATGTAACCATCCAAAGTATCTCAGGAACAATGTGCGGCATTGAACCTGCAAAAGTTGCGCCTCACGCGTTTCAAATAACTAAACTTACCAATGACACTTATACAATTTCAACCGTTATCGGGAACACAACTAACTTAACTACATCTGGTACTGCTAGTGGGGGTACTGTAGTCGTTGCAATTCTTTCAGGCGATGCACGAGCATGGAATGAACCGTTTGTTTCCTCAGCCTCAACAGGTATTACGCAACAGTTACGTCTATGGTCTAATGATAACTACGGTACTGATTTAGTTATAGCTCCTCGTGGTGGCCCTATCTATTACTGGGTTCAAGCAGCTGGTGTAGGTACTCGCGCGGTATCATTAGCAAGTTTATCAAGTGACCCAACCTATGTGCCTGTAGCTACTAACCAAGTACTAGCCGCGTCTATTCAACAGTTTGTTATTGCATTAGGGTCTAACTCGTATATTCCTGGAACACCTGGGACTCAATTTAACCCAATGCTTGTACGCTGGTCAGACCAAGCAGACCCTACTAATTGGATACCCGAAGTAACTAACCAAGCAGGTGAATTTGCACTGACTAACGGGTCTTATATTGTAGCTGGTAAAACAACACGACAAGAGATTTTAGTATGGACTGATTCATGCCTCTATTCTATGCAGTACCTAGGTGCGCCTTACGTGTGGGGTTTTAATGTCTTAATGGATAACATTTCAATAATGTCTCCTAACTCCGCAGTGACTGTAAACAACGTAACCTACTGGATGGGTGTAGACAAGTTCTATATGTATTCAGGCCGTGTAGAGACTTTACCTTGTGCATTACGTCAGTATGTATTTAATGATATTAACTTAGACCAAAACTTCCAAGTCTTCTCTGGTAGTAACGAGGGCTTTAACGAAGTATGGTGGTTCTACTGCTCTACTGACTCAAACACTATTGATAAATATGTTATCTACAACTACTTAGACCGTGTGTGGTATTACGGTAATATGGCTCGCACTGCATGGTTAGATTCAGGCATTATTAAAAACCCTATTGCAGCGGACTATAACAACCGTATTCTAAGTCATGAGATTGGTGTAGATGATGAAGCGACTTCTGAAGTTCTGCCTATTGAAGCCTTTATCCAATCATCTGATTTTGATATTGAAGACGGGCATAACTTTGGGTTTGTGTGGCGTATCCTACCTGATATTAACTTCAACGGCTCAAATGTAAATAACCCTTCTGTAACTATGACGGTTAGACCTCGTGTTAACTCAGGTTCACCATATGGGGTAGCCGACAATCCAAGGGTAACAAGTGCTGATAATTATAGTAATAGCCGTGCATATGATGTACAGGAATTTACAGGTCAGGTTTACACTCGCATACGTGGACGACAAATAAGTTTTAGAATTGCATCTACTGGCAAGGGTGTTAGCTGGCAGCTTGGTTTACCTCGTATTGATATTCGTCCTGATGGCAGGAGATGACCTTGTAATCTGTTCTTATATCTATATAATGTAAACTTCAATAAAGGAGAACATTATGAAATTAATAGATAGGTCAGGACAAAAGTTTGGCAAGTTAGTAGTATTAGCCCAAGCAGGTAGAAACGAACTTAAAAAAGTTTTATGGAAATGTAGGTGTGATTGCGGAAATGAAATTAATGTCTCTTGTTACAGGAAATACTACATCATGCGGGTGTATAATTCCTAACTTTAAACATGGTGGGTGGAAAAATGCATCGTATAATACATGGCGAGCAATGATACGCAGATGTAATAATCCACAAGACAAAGACTATAAACGATATGGTGGAATAGGGGTTACAGTTTGTAGTAAATGGCTAGAATATATTAATTTTGTTACCGATATGGGTGAGCCTAATGGAGATGAAACCTTAGACCGTATTAATACTTACGGAAATTATGAGCCCTCTAATTGTCGCTGGGCAGGAGTTAAAGTACAAAATAGAAATACTAGAATTAGAAAAAATAATAAATCTGGGGTTACAGGAGTTTCAAAAATAGGTAATAAATACATGGCTAAGATAACTGAAAATAAAAAATCACATTATTCTAAGTGCTTCAATACTATTGAAGAAGCTGCACTTGCTCGCAAAGAACTTGAAGAAAATTATTGGGGTAGATAATGGCTATAACTCCACCAAAGACACAAGCGTTAATAGCTACAAAAGCTCCTAACTTACCAATCGGTCCAGTTGATTATAGTCAGCAATATCAAGACCAATTTTCTAATGCGTTACGGCAATATTTTGCTACGGTTGATAATATAAATCAGGTGACTGCTCAACGGGTTACTGAAGCAGGTATTACTTTTCCAGATGATACTAAACAGACTACCGCGTATATACCTAGTTACCTCGAAGCTTTTGACAGAACTGCATCTATTGCAATTAATAGTACCCCAACATTACTAAAACCAGATAGTTTTTTACCTGCAACGGCTGTTGGAATTACATATGACCCTGCTACAGGAGAGTTTACGTTTTTAAATAAAGGCACATACTCATTAGCGATATCCCTTAATATCTCAGCTACAACAGCTAACCAATTTGTATATGTTTATGCGCAAAAAAATACGGGTAGTGGGTGGGTAAATACATCAAATTCTGGTAAGACATATGAACTAAAAAACGGGTTAACAGTACAGTTTGTTAACCCTCAAGCCGTATATAGAGAAGCTGGAGAACAGACTAGATATTACATCTATTCAAATGGTACAACATCGGCTCTTGTAACATCTACCTTGCCTGGGGTTAGCCCCACTGTTTACGTGCCAGCTGTGCGTATTCAGTATGCTGGTAATTAATTGTATTGACACAGTAAAAATGGTAACATTCATTAAAATTAACGCAGTAGGGAAAAGGAACTAATCATGGCAGGTGGCGGAGTTGGTGAAGCAGCACTTATAGGTGCCGCATTTGGCGGTGGTAAAGCCTTATTAACAGGTGAAGACCCTTTAAAAGCCGCTCTAATGGGCGGCATAACAGGCGGTGCCATGGCTGGCGTTACTAATGCTATCCCTGGAATGGACAAACTTATTGGTGGTAGTAGCGGAGCTGCTGGCGGTGCTGGTGGAGGTGCTGGTGCAGCTGGTGGAGGTGCTGGTGCAGCTGCTAAAGATGGTATTGCTTCATCTATTCAAGGCACTATACAAGATGGCGTCATTCAAGGTGCCAATACAGGACTTAACGTAGCTGGTGCGGGTGGTATGGGTTCGCAAGGTATCACTGCCTACAATGGCGCAGTTGCTCCTAACTTCGCTCCTATTGGTAATACCGCGTCTATTAATTCTGGTATTGCAGGTATTCCTGTTAATCAACCTGTCCCTCAAGGTATTGTAGAAGCCGCGCCTGTTGCTACAGTCAACCCAGAACTTGTAAATACAGTAACCGCTCAGCCAGTAGAATCAACAGGTCAGGCACTATCTAACAACTCAGCTAATAATATATTTGGTGATAAAGGGTTTGATGTTCGTGACTATACAAGTCCAGGTACGCTTTTAGATAAAGGTGCTAATTGGTGGGCAAATCAAGGACTTGGCGGTCAAGCTATGTATGCTGGACTTGGTGGTGCTGGGTATGGTGCTTACCAACAAAGCCAAGAAAAACCTGAAATGCCTAAGGAAGAAGACGACGAAGAAAACGACTCATTGTATAAATTTGATAAAGATAAATTTACTGCATATGAAGCACCTCGTCCTGACCCATACCCACAGGCTAATTACACTAACTACTACCAATACGCTAAAGAAGGCGGCGTTATGGACTCGTATGCAGAGGGTGGTATCACTGCTTTATCTTCTGGAATGAGTGGTAACACTGGGTATCCTCAGAGTCAAATAAACCAAACACATTACGCAAGTCCAAGTCAGATGCCTACAAGTGCAGCTATGGTAAATACAGATTATGGTCAGATGCCAGACTCATATGCAGGTAGCCCACTAGGTATGGCTGAAGGCGGTATTGCTAGATTTTTCCCAGGTGGAGTAACTAAACCAAACCCTAATCAAGTATTTTACGATGCTAAAACTGGGCAGTACTATACACAAACCTCTCCTACTGATTTAAATTCTTTTACGTCACGTGGTAGAGAAGCGTCTCGAAAATACATATCTAATCCATTTGCCAATGAGCAACCTACACCTGAAGCTCCAGTAGCAAACATTTATACTCCTACGTATAAAGAACAGGCGCCAGCTAGAACATATACTGGCCCTCAAGGCGGAATGGCTCCTAATTACTCATTATCTAATTCAATGCCTTTGTTGGCTAGAACTAACCCTGCCGCAGCTCAAGCTGTGACTGGTATGGCTGGTGGTGGTATCGCAGGTTATAACTTAGGAGGTTATGCAAGTGGCGGAAATCCTAGATTGCTTAAAGGCCCTGGTGATGGCATGTCTGATAATATTCCTGCTACTATTGGGGGCAGACAACCTGCTCGATTGGCTGATGGTGAGTTTGTAGTGCCAGCTGATGTGGTAAGTCATTTAGGTAACGGCTCAACAGATGCAGGTGCTAAACATCTATACACGATGATGGACAGAGTACGTAAAGCTCGTACAGGTCGTAAAGCACAAGGAAAACAAATTAAACCAGCTAAGTTTGTTCCAGCATAAGGATGACAATGCGCGTACAAATAGTAGCACCTGAGTATGTAC